TTATTATGCCGCGTGTTCCGTTGAATCCGTGCTGTCAGCTAAATACTTGACAGAAACTTCATTTGCACCCGTTGCACCCGTAGCACTAAGATCTTGGGGCAATCCGTGGAAGTTTACTTCAATACCGATTACATCATCAATAGAGTGCGTAGGCATCTCTAAATGTGCTCTTGGAACCTGTACTTCCATGCGTGGAGTACTTGCAGTTTTGCCTCCAATATAGAAGAGCAAATTAAAGCTATTAGTAATTGCAGTACTTGCTTCATGTAAATCTTCAAATAGATCGGCAGAACCGTCTGAAACATCATTAAGATAGCACGTAAAGTTTCCACTAATATTACGAGTACCCATTACATGTCCAAGAGGCTGGTTTACTACCCCGAGAGTTTCTGGCGTAAGGTACGTCAAATTATTCTCGATCGTAATGTTCCCGCCAGTCAACGTAAGTGCGTAGGTAGTATCATCTCCCATGTTGTTTCCAGAGGGCGAACCAGTAGTTTCACTATAGTCATAGATTACGCCAAGTTGAGTAATCTTTTGACGAACAAAGTTTGAAGTACTGGAGATGCCTGAAGTAATTGCTGCAAGGGCAGCTTCTCCGCCTGCGTCAATATCCAAACTAGATACTTCAGAAATTTTCTTACCTTGACCAGACCACGCAATCTGTGCAATGCCTTCAATATCGAAGTCGATAGATGCAGAGCCTACAGAACAGTCTGAAATCTTATAAATGGTACAACCATTCGTGCCTGTCGTATAAGTCGTACCAGTAGTCTTAGAAGCTCCAAGTACAAAGAACAAATCAAACACACCAAGCGCTGATTTATTTGAGTTTGCCCAGTTAAAGGTGTTCGGCTCGACCGTTGTCGGAACATCTCCAAAACCGGTGGTACCTGAAGATAAGCCTACAGCACTGTCATAGTCCACTGCTGACATTGCTGCCCAGAGGGGGCCTTCAACAGCATAGTTTACAGAGTTTCCTGCGTGAGCACCTGTAGTACCCGCAGAATCGCTGGCTCCAGACACAGTAGGTCTAACATAAGTAGTAAAACTCCACTCTGCTGGTGCAAAAGAATCGTTAAACATTGCTCGACCGCGCTTGGAGACTCCATCAGTATTTTCTGCCTCACTCAGAGTAATCTCTGAGGTATTGGTAGCTTGACTGAATGAAAATCCATCCAGTACAGGTATTTCATAAAGTGCAGTGTCTGCTGCTACGCCCGCTTCATAGGCCCACTTCATGTATACCTTTGTATCTCTACTAAAGAAAAATGACATTATTTTCTCCTATTATCCCGAAAAGAGCCGAAGCTATTTTCTAATATCGGATCTCCACGGTGATTTCTCCTACACCCAGAGGCTCCAAAACGCCCTCATCCGTATCAACAGCCAATATAGTAGTCTGTGCCGTGGATTGTGACGCGCCTGTCGAGTCATAGTATGTAAACGGATCATTATCCTCTAATACCGTCTCGACGTCCTCAAGTAACGATTCTAATGCTTCTGTTACATCATCAGTATCATGTACATAGCATCTGATCGTAACTCTTAAAAACCGAAATCTAAATCCTCCAGAGTTGTACTCTCTTGTTTCTGACCCAGTTCCAATTTGGACTGTGGGGAAGTCCGTTACTTCATCCCAAAAAGTTAGCCGCGTTGTTGCTCTCGCGACATTATTTCTCATAGGACTTGTTCCATTTATTTTATCAATGAACAAGTCTTGAAGAGCTTCTGCTATGGCTCTACGTCTAGAGGTATAAGTTCTTGCTACTGCATTTGCCATTATACTCTCCTGATAGTCATAAACTTATCGCCTACTATAGTCATAGCTATTTCTCTAATACTTCGTTTTATAAGACTTCTGGGGTCTCTATTTGTACTTCCCTGTCTACCACCGGGTTCGAAAGTGCCATATCTTTCTCTATCGTAAGTGTATTCTATATGTACCCCGCCTCTTGGTCCTACTATAACGTTCCCTACTCTAACAGAATCTGCAAATCTTCCAGTTCTATTTACTAGAGCAGGCTGTATCATTTTTGATCTAACAGTCTCACTTAATCTAGCTTCTAATAAAGTTTTTAAACTAATTGCACTGTCTTGAGTTCTTATACCTGTGTTGCCAGAAGATAATTTTAATGCTGAAGCTCCAGTATTCTTTTTCTTTGAAACTGTTCTCTTACCCTTTTTGCCTTTAGCTGTTGATTTAGGAGCAGTACGTTGCTTTGTATTACCTTTCTTTTCTTTTTTCTCTTCAGAAGCTGTCAGCTTACCGCCTGTTGCTCGAATTGCTTTATTTATCTTCTTCTCTGCATTTTCAGCAGCAAGTCTATAAACTAATTTCCCTTTTGGAGTAGAGCCTGCGGTATCAGGGTCTGAATAAATTTTTAATAATTCAGCACTTACTTTATCTACCCACTTTTTTATAGCAGGTCTATCTGCTATAGTTATTCTTTTATCTGAGTTAAAACGTCGGTGCCCTAACTCCATTTCTACTACAAATTCTTCGCTAAAATTTTCTAAATTTGCTATGGTATTTTTTCCTAGATTATAGTCAATAAATAATCTTTCCGCAAATTTATCTACCGCAGTTTCCATGCCTGGTATTTCAGAGCTTTTTAGATCGCTCAATTTTTTTGCCACACTGGTAGTTGCTAGCGTAGTTTGTACTGTATCGTCACTTAGTCTACCGTGTAGACCTTGAAAAGAGGCTACTATTTTTCTTTTATTTAGCGTTATGCCACTTTTCTTTTGAATTTGATCAAGAGCTGCAAATAATAAACTACGTAATGGATTTCTTCCAGAAGCTTTTCCTGCTCTATCTGCACTTCCTAGATAACTACCAAAATAAGTAAAAGTTATCTTTTGAGAGTCCCCCTCCACTGATACTATATCTGATTTAGTATAATTTGCAGAGTTGGACCACTCTTGTAGTCTAGTATCATATGCTTTTGCATATGAATTATACACTCTATACGTCTTTTTACCACTAGGGCCAACTACTCTGGCTGCTTCTCTTGCTTTAGATAAAGTAAAAGTATCTCGAACTGCTCTTGTTACTATGTTTGGGTCTACTCCAGTATCTTTAAGAGAATAGTCTACTAATCCTTTAATTATAAATCTTCTATTAGCAATAATGCGAGTAGTTAAAAATTGATATTGAAACAGTCTTTCCGCTTTATCTCTATTTAGAATTATCTGTAACTGTTTTTCTAAATCTTTTATAGCCATTAGATGACTACTCTGTACAAATCCAGCACTCGCTTAATATGGTCAGGAAAATCAGTAATGTTCCTAATCCCTGCGGTAGCTGCATTTTGTAGCGTTGCCCCTCCTAGAGTCTGTCGCTCTTTGTGCTCATCCTTCAAATAGTAATTTACTAAATCAAAGAGTGCTAGTTTCAAGGCTTCAGGAGTTGCAGAGTATCCTGCGGTGTATGAAATTTTCACTGCACCTACGCCCTTGGGCCAATATGTAATTTCACCGTTTTTAGTAGTTCTATAAATTGCATCTGCTTCGGCATCAAGATAATACTCGTATGCCGCAGTAGTTAAAGTCGTATAATCTCCTGAGTAAGAAGTACGTTCTTGAACCGAGCTAACACTATTTACAGGGCTTTCACTAAGAATAATAACGCTAGTAAATTTATCGTAAACAGTAAAAGTTTCTGTTTTAGCACTAGAATAGAAATCAATAAATGACGTTCCACAGTACTTTTTGACAAGATCACTGACTTGAGGCACAATTACATTTAGTCGGTCATCGTCTTTTTCTCCACGAATTCCTTCCGAATCTTTAAATTGTGTTACCGTAATTAAATCTGCCATTGATCCTCTCAAAAAGAACTGTGAGGGGGTTACCCCCCTCACTATTCTCCATCAGCATTAGGCTGCTGCTGCGTACTTGAATGCTCTCTTAGAAGCTGCCCCATCAATGAGATCAGCGAAGCCAAGACGCTGTGAAGCGACCAGGACACGACGCTGATTAGCAACTTCGTAATCAGACTCAATCGTAACACCACGGAGACGCGGCATTACATAGTTACGCGGATATACAGCAACTGCCAAGTGTTTAGCAGCGGCGGCGCTCACGAACTCATCACAAAGGAGAACTCGCGAACCGAACACCTGACCGATTTCACCAGTCAGTTTCGTTGCCATATCGCCTACCAGGTTTGCATCCTGGAATTCTGCATCTTCGAGCAGGTTAAAGTATCCTGCTTGCGAAACAATATAGATAACTTCATTAGGATTAACACCGTACTTACCCATATTCTTACGAAGAGACAGAAGGTCTGCGGCCGTCAGTGCATCGCCAGCAGCATAAATACCACCAGTTCCACCGCCGGTATCAGTATCAGTATGGCTGTCATCATCAGCCATCTTGATCAGACCGTCAAAAGCACCAGAAGTATAGGTGCCATCAGAGTGGTTACCGAGAAGCAGTGCATTCTCAATACCACGTGCGTGCGAACGAACCATAGACTCACGAATCAGAGGAAGAATAGGCATGATTGCATCTTCTTCAGTTTCGTTACCCAGGTAAGACTGAGAAATCAGCTTCTGAGTGTTCAGAGTCTTTTCAGTAAGGTCTACACCACCATAGGGAGAACCATAGGTGTCACCACGCTCTGCAAGGTTACCATGGGGGCTGGAACCAGAAGCGGTCTGTGCAGACGTGAACTGAGCATATCCGGCATCCGGCAGGATGGGGATAATCATGTTCGCAGACGTCATTGCGATTTCACGGAACAGAGGTGCGAGAACGAGTTCGTTCTGAATATCGCGCTCAATGTTCGTAGAAACGATTTGTTCAAAATCAGCAGAAGAAACACCAACACCAGAATGGGCATTAACCTTCTCCATCACGGAACGAGCATAGCTGTTATCCCAGCCTTTACCCGTAGCAAGACCAGCAAATTTAGCATCAAGGATATCAGCCTCGAAAGCCTTACGCCAGTCGCCTTCGCCGCGACGATCAGCAAAGATACGCTTAGATTCGCGCATATTCATGATCTCTTCCGACTTTTCTTTCAATTCACCTTGAAGTTCTTTAACAACTTTCTCAAGGTCTTCGTGCTTAGAATTCACACGCTGCTCAACATCGTCCATAAGACGCTGTGCACCGCTAACAGCAGCACTAACAACAGTCTTTTGAACTTCTTGTTCAGCTTCTTCAGCAGACTTAGCTTGAGCATCTTGCTCTGCTTTTTCAGCAGCAGCAGCTTCAGCAGCAGCCTTCTCTTCAGCAGCCTGGTCGGCCAGCTTCTTTGCAGTTTCTGCAGCAGCCTTCTCAGCTACCTCTTGTGCAAATTTAGCAAGGTCGAACTCAGGAGCTTCAGTGGTTTTTACATCATCTGACATTTTAGTCTCCATATTTTCGGCTTTCGCCTCTCTTGACTGCTCTGTATCTGCGTTTTGCTCAACAGAGTTAGTCTTTACAAAGGTTTGCTTGAACTTATTATACTCTTCCATTGTGTCGAAAGACTTTGCTAAAGAGAAAACAGCGTTCTGGTTACAAGGAACCGTTACCACTGACACCTCAAAAAGTTCTGCATCTTTGAT